CTTTGACTTGTCTTCTATCTAAGCCAATTAAATATCCTCGCTCTGAAGTTTCTTGAACTTGTTTTATTAGTTTACTTAAAGCAGGTAATCTATTTAAGAAACGAGTTCTCACTTGAGCTGCGTCCTTATTAGATTTACCTGTTACTTCTGCAATCTTATTTACACCTGCACCATAAAGCCAAGCATATAAAAATCTTTTGCTTTGGTCACGTGTATCTAATCCTGCAAGTTTTTGATTTTCAGTATGTATGTCACCGTTAACTACAAGATTTGCATACGCACCGTTATCATACTTAGCAATGTAATGTCCTAATAATCTAATTTCTAAACTAGATACATCAACACCACACATTGCTTTTCCTTTTGGAACGATAAACAATTCTCTAAATTCTTTACCGTAAGGAACAGTAACAGCAGGAACTTGTCCTAAATTAGGATTTGAATGTGTTGCTCTTTGAGTTATCGCAGAGTTAGTATTCACCGTTCCGTGTAGTCTATTGTTACGTTCCAATTTTAAGTAAGCCTGTTTACCTTCAGCTAACATACCTATTCGTTTTTCTAATAAGAAATAACGAGCCAGGAGTTTAGCTTCAGAATAATCTAAAGAATTTAAAACTCTATCATCAACTTTTGGTTGACCGTCATTCGTAAATTCTTTTGGCTTCCAATTATATTTAATCTTTAATCGTTCAGCTATATGTCTTCTGCTTGATGGATTAAAGTCTTCGTGAGTTACTTTAATAAAGGGCTGACCTTTAACATAACCACGTGTTTTATTATTTACTTTTGGTATAAACTCTTCTTCTCTTTTAAGAGGTGGAAAAGTTTTTTCCATTTCTTTTTTAATAGTATCTCTCTCAGATGAAAGAGTTGCATAAAGCTTAGCTGCTTTATCTTTATCAAAAAGAACACCATATTGTTCTTGTCTACTTATTATTTCCGAAATTAAGTGTTCCAATTCTAAAGATTGCTCGGAATATTTTTTCTGCAAAATCTTTTGGTACAATGTATGCGTTACCTCAACATCTTGAATACAATATTCCAACATTTCTTTTGTAAATGTTTGCCAATCTGTAGTTATGTGTTGCTTATAATTTCCTAATCGAACACCCCAAGATTTTAAGGAGTGTTTGTTTACTAAATTTCTAGGATAATTTTTATTATGAACACGTCTCATGTCTGACTCCATTAAGTCTGACCAAATTAACCGTGTCGCAACTATGGTATCAAAAACTTTTGCTTTAGTTTTAAATCCATACAATTTTTTTAAGACTGGAATATCAAATTTGACTATATTATGTCCTATAATTAATTCAGCATTCGATAAAAGTTCTAATGCCTGGTCAACTGTAGGAGTAAGTATCTCATTCTTGTCTATATCTTTTAAAACAATGCAATGAACCTTCGTACAATCAAATAATAATCCGTCTGTCTCTGTATCAAAAACATATTTCATTTTATATCCTTATCATTTTCTTTATTACACTACGAGGATAAATATTTCTATCCCCAAATTCTATGTCGTCTTTATCTATATAATAACTTGCAAAAGAATAAACATAGTTATCTGTTTTATCAAATAGCCAACACTCTGTATGTATGTTAGCACAAGTTAATTTCCTAAACTCACTTGAAGTAGCTAATGTTGAATCTCCAACAATATCTTCCCATATAATTTTATATTTATAATATCTTTTATTACCAACTATAAGAGGTTCACTTATTTTCTTTTTCATTTGTCTCTTCTATTTCTTCTGTTACTGGAACAAGAATTTCTACACCTTCATAACCATGTGTAATGTAGTGTTTCTTTTTTCCAAATATTCTATCCCAACCTTTTTTATAAGATTCAGTTGGTTGATGTATTGGATTTCCTGCCGAGTTACGATTTTTATTATTGTATTTATATCTGTTCTTCATATTATTTGAAATCCACCGTGTTTGTAATTATACTTCTTCCTAATTTCAAAAGAAAGTTAGAATTTTTTTCTCCATTTTTATTTGTTGTACATGAAAACAAAACTGTAAGCATGAAACAAATAAAAAAGAACCAAAGTATTTTTTTACACATTAATGTAATGTGGCTACCTGTGTAAGTATTCTAAATGCCGCTTCCTCAAATGGAAACATTTCTTGTAAAATAATCTCAGCATGAAATTTATATTTAGCTGACGGTAAAGGAAGTATAACATCACGCAAAGGATTTTTTTTAGCCACTTTAATAGCACCTGATATTTCACCAATTAAATACCAACTATCGTCATCATGCCATTTTCCTCTTCCTCTTCTATTATCCCCATCAAAAATCATTTGTTCCTTTTGTTTCTACAAAACAAGAAGTAGTTTCATCAAAATATAATGTTCCACATTTTCCTGTATTCCCTGTATGTCTATTCTTCAACACACGAACTGTTGTATAGTTTTTATTCTCTTCATCATTTTGGTTTCTCTCTAGTGAAATCACCTGGTCGCTTAATTGACTGATTGCATGAGAGCCACGTAAAGCATTCAATGAAGTTTGTAATCCGTCTTCATATCCTCTGTTGCCGTCTGGTCTTCTTAAATGTGAAACTAAAATTAATCCAATGCCTGTCCCTTCAACTAAACTTCTAAGTCTAGTCATAGTCATATCAATTAACCTTCTTTCATCATGCGTTTCTAATCCACTAATAATAATAGAAAGATGGTCAAGAATAACCCACCGTACACCAAGACCCTTAACAAGGTAACGAATCTTGGATAATAAATTTTCAGACTCGGTACTACCGAAATGGTCGAATAGATACATAGAGCCACTACCAACTGTTCGATTAAAACTATTTCTAAAGTCATCTTTACTAATTCCTTCTTTCGTTAAATGTAATGGTTTCTTTAAATCAATTGACATCACACCCAATGCTGTTCTCTTTACACTTTCTTCTAGTGCAAGATAACCAACACATTCGCCTTTAGAAATTAATTGATGTGCTATGTGTCTACATAATTGTGACTTACCTTGTCCTGTTCCACTTGTTATAGTTACTAATTCACCTCTTCGCATTCCTAATGTTTTAGTATTTATACATTCAAAAGGATAAGGTATACATTTTCTATTATCTTCTTTAATTAATGTTTCAAATATATCTGTACCTGCAACAATTCCGTCAGGTCTATAGGATTTTCCACCCCACATACAATCTATTAATTCTTGCACTCTTCCCTTGACTAACATTTCGTTAGCGTCTTTTAATGGGAGTTGTGAAATTTTAACTTTTCCAGGCGAAAATAATTTCGCACATTCTAGAGCTGCTGTATTTCCTGCTTCATCATTATCAAACATTAATACAATAGTTTCAAATTTTTCTAACCATTCTATTTGTTGTTGTAAATCTCGTTTAGCCCCTGCACTTCCTGTTTTAACACTACACACAGCCCACTTATTATTCTGTATGGAAGAAAGGGACATAGCGTCCACTTCGCCTTCTGTAATAGAAACAAGTTTGCCCCCATCACGCCATAAATTCTGTCCAAATAATGTTGCTTTCTTACTATCACCTAGCCATTGAAAAGTTTTGTCAGGGTATCTTAATTTTTGTGCAACTAAATTTCTATTATTATCATAGTAGTTTGCAATTTGTACAGTCTTACCTTTGTGTTTACCAGTTTGGTAATTAAATTTGCTTACTGTTTCCTGATTTATACATCTTTTTACTAAAGGTTTATTTTCACCTTTAATTAAATTTGTGTTTACTTTTGTCAATGGTTTTTCCTCATTCTGATAGTTATGAAAGTATGCACCACACCCAAAACAATGTCCGTGTCCGTCACTATAGACAGCCACGTTATCTTTTGAATTACATTCGGAACAAGGTGCATGATTTAAAAATTCGCTTTCACTCATGTATTAATTCCTTCATAAATTTTTTGATTAAAATGTAGCTAGTCCCCTAACTATGTAGAGGACTAGTAAAATATATTAGTTACCCATAAAAACCCTTTCTAATTAAGTCCATGATTTTATGAACGTAGTTTTTTTATTACTAGTCCAAAGTTCCTTAATCCAATTTTCTGGTATAAACTTATCAGCATACTTAAAGCCGTGCTTTTGACACCACATTGCGTATGTTGTTCTAGACTTTTTAGATATACGAGTTTTCGAATTGCTAAAGACAAACCTTAAATCCAATTCAGGATATTGCTTTCGTAACAAAATATGTTTTTGTTTGTCAGCCGTTAAAAAGCGTCCTTTGCTTTCGATATACATAGCCGTACCTACCTTTTTATGTAAAATAAAATCAGGTGTATACTTATGTAATTTTTCTGGTCTAATATACGGTATTTTTTCGCTTTCATATCCAAAACTAATTTTTAACCTTTTCAGTTGTTGGACAATCTGCTCTTCTAATCCTGAACGATAATTAGAAGTCGTCTTCGGTGGAAACTTCTTTCGTTGTTTCATTTTTCAACTCCTCAGATTTGGATTCTGCATGAACATAGCCTTGTTCTTTCTTAAATCCGTAACCTTCCGAATTGCTGCCACCTTCTACAAGTTCAATAACTTGTGCAGCTCTAAGTCTCATACTTATTCCTGCACCAACCATTTGCGTGTAGTACGGAATCAGTTCAGCACTAACTTTAATTTGACTACCACCCCACACATTTACATTCTTCATAGGTTTTCCCTCTGAATCAAATATTGCAGGTTTGTTATCAAATGTATCACCGTTTTTAGTAGTGACTTTAGCCTTACATTTAAATTTAAAAATAACATTTCCAGTAGGTTTACCGTCTTCTGTTACTTCATCAAAGTAGGGCTTGTCTGCTTCTTTTATTTTCTTACCTTTAGCTTTCTCTTTTGCAAAAGTAATGCTATCAGAATACGCTTTGTCTATTATTTGACTAACAGGTAAAGCGTCTTTCTTACTCAAGATAAGATTTGTTTTAAATTCACCTGTTTCAGAAAACTTAGTATCAGCAGTTGTAAGCCACGGATATTGAGCAATTCCACTAGGTGTAAGTATCTTAACATTCTTGTTCTTCATTATTTATTTCCTCATTGTTGTTTGAGTCTTCGATTATATACCCTTTATTAACAAGCTTTACAGCCGTATCTAAGGGTATGAACCGACAATGTTCAAACCATTCTTCTTTATTCATAGTTTAACTCCGTTGGTTCTAATAGGGGTACTATTAGGCAAAAAAGAACTCGCTGTGCATAACTTCCTTAATATCGAAGTCACCTTTTTGTGGCACAGTAGGTAATTTTTCTATCTGTTTTTTTGTTAATATAGGTTGTATTGATGTTTTAAAACTTTCTAGAGGACAACCATTACTATACATTTTTACAAATGTTTCTCTGATTGTATCAGCTAGAATTTGACTATCCGCTGCAAGTGTCCCAAAACTATCATGTACATTGCAAAAATGCGACACCCCTTTATCATACGCTTCACTAACAACTAACATCATGTGTGATGAGTCCTGTGAGTGAATAAAATTTGGGGGTAGACCATTCGAAGCTTTCAAAACAGAAAACTTTTCAGTCTCTACATTTATTCTAGGTTTAATAACTTCACCGAATAATCGAGTCTTAACTCTCATGGATTTAAATTCAGGATAATCTTGAATTACCGGAAATCCTACAGGATTAATCCAACGAATAGGGTGTCCTGATTTTGCTAAAACTCTAGCACATTGTTGTAAGAAGGACATTCCTAATCTTGCCGAAGATAAAACTTCGCCCATACTATCCCAAATGACTCCTGCTAAAAAAGTACACGCAGGAAAAACCAAACTACCGAAAGGGTGTTGTTCCCCCTGGTCTTTTCGTTTTGTTATATCTTCATCAACAAAGTCACTACAAGAATATCTTGTAGAACCATAAGGACTAGTCATTATAGCCCTTTTAACTGTTGACCTTTTGACTCCAAATTGTAACCAAAGTTGTGCTAAGTCATTATCAGTTATTGTTTTTAAATTTTCAATAACTTTATCTTTAACAACTGTATAAACATCTTCTGGTTTTTCAGAGTTCGCTAGGTTCACAGCTTTTGCTGAAGGTGTGTGTCTTAATATTCCTGAATAGTGTTGTATTCCATTACAAGAACCGTCTTGGTTACAAATAAAATTACTTATATATCCATAACCTACAGCCTTAAACGAAATCCATTCATCACACCACGCAAGAAATTGAAAAGGCTTGTCAGCTTTTTCCCATTCTCTATTTGTAAATGGGTCTTCTGCAATTCCTTTAAACAGATTAAAATTTTCCTCAACAAAATCTACTTGTTCTTTTCGAGTAACTTTATCTAATCCGTAAAGAGCTGCACCTGTTACAGCTAACCAATAAGCACCTTTGTTTTCTTCTGTTACCTTTTTACCTGTTCCAAATAAATGCAAAGCTTTCGCAAAGTCAACACCTTGTCCATTTAAATAGTTAGTCACCTGATAACATCTAGACCTAAAGTCTAAAGTATGAGCGTGATAAAAAGGTTTATCAAGAAACATTTCAGCTATCCATAATACTTTAGCAAATAATAATCTTTTAGATTTTAACCTTGCATTCTCAGTATGTATAATGACAGCTTTTTGTCTGTATAGTTTTCTTGACTCCTTATTAGTATCTATATCGTGAGGTTTACTTGGAAGCTCATCAAGTTCAGCTTTTGGAAGACCACCCACACTAATATTTTTGTCCCACGCTTTTTTCAAAACATTAAAGACAAACTTATTAATTATATAAGGTGTATCTTGTTGAGCATTTATAGCTTTATAAACTATTGGCATTTCGACACCTTCAAGTTCTTTTAGGTTTTCTCTTTTACGATACTTAACTAAACTTAAAGGTTTGATATGTCTTGAGTAATAGCCACCACCAATTGCTTTTCCTTGTTCCCATCTTCTAGGTGG